GCAGCACCTTGAAGAGGGCATCTCACCCCTGGGGTTATATCAACCTAAAAGGTTGACGTAACACGCGGTATTCCACCGCGTTCCGGAAAGCCCTTCACTCACGTGAAGGGAGACTTGGGCGTTACCTGGGATGATTCCATCCCAATTCGGCGCCACCCTACGCTTCTTCCTGTAAATAGGGCGATCGACACGGATGCCGATCCCACAGGAATTAACCGACCGCTGTAAAAAACTCAGGAACAACCCGGAAGGGTTGTAGAGTCTGGGTTTAACCCCTCTCGGTACGACAATTGCCTGTTCGCTAATGCGAATACGACTGTCCCGCGGAACCCAACACCGGTAAAGTAGACTTTGCGTCTCTTTACATACGGCAAGATGGGGGCGGGCCAAGTCAATGGGCATTTGGATACCAGAGGAGGGATCCTCCCACCGGGGAACCGGAAGCCACTTAACTGATGAAAGTAAGTAGCGGACGGTATGCGGCAGTTGGATACCTGTTCTTGCTGAGAACATGTTTAAACCGTTCAGAACAGCATAGCGATCTTGTTCCGTGGATAACGATTTCACGTATACACCACGGAGGTTGCGACCAAGGTAATAGTCGCCACCGCAAGACTCGCGAAACGGACCTTCAGCAAAGGTCTTTTGGCTGTTGATTGTGAACCCCAACAGATAGAGGAGTCTAAATACATCGCTCGAGATTTCTCTCGGGACAATAATATCGTCTCCATTCACTGCGAAGTTACCCCAACACTGACCTCGCGGTCGGAAGGCTTTCACCTCCCGAGCGCTAAAGGCTGCCAAAACAACTGCAGAGAACAGCATGGTTTGCAATGGGAACGTAAAACCGTTACCCATCGTAGAGACCATGTTGGGGGTGCAGTACCCTAGACCCGGTAACTCCGTCTTTGTACTACGATACGCCTCCAAGAAGCTGATAAAGCCCCTCGGAAGGACGTGCCGCAGCATTTCTAACGAAATCGAGTCCGAGGCCGACTCCAAATCGATCGTTACCAAATGATCGAAAGTCGAACCTACGCGGGCAAGATAGCGGTTCTTGAACTGCTGAACAGAAAGATCTATTCCATAGACCTCTTTCACGCGACGCTCAAGTATTCGGCCGAACCCCTGCTGGAACAGCATGTTCAAGCTGGGTTCAACACAAATAGTCCGACTGATCTCGTCGTTTTTCGGCACAAAGCTAAGCCTGTTACCTTCCACTACATGGTCCTGGCCATGGTTGCTAGCGCGGTTCCATTCCGCCTGCTTCCATTCAGGGAAACCACCAATGTAGCGCCTGTACCAAAAGTACAGGTTCGGATTTGAACAGCTCAAGGGCGAATCGAACAACTTTGTATAAAAGTCGCCTCCTCGCGCTCCGATAGCCGCGCCGGGCCCCACAGTGCTTTCTTCAAGCACATCGTAGTGGTGGTCCACAAGCGGCGTCACGGCATCCGTGAACCAAAATCCATAAAGCGAGCGTTTCAGCTCTCCTATCAGGACTTCGTCCCACGTTGTCTCAAGAGCTAACTTCCAGCCCTCAAGTCTTTTATTGACATTGAGGAACTTCAGCAAAGCCGCAGAGTCGCATCGGTCGTCTTGTTTCCCCTCAAATTTCTTTAAGAGGGACTTCCGAATACTATACGCGGCTGCCTCATTGAAAGTCGCACCGGGCCACAGAGGTCGAGATAAATCTTCCTCCGTAACTAGGTGTGCCGTATCCTTTACAAGGTTCTGGTAAAGAGCATCGGGACTTATTTCCACGTCTCCTCCAAGAGATGAATGATCAATCAATCCGATCCAATTCTCTTTGGTAATTAGACATTACCTTTAAGGCCTCTTCGAGTAGGGCTGTTGAGCCTTTCCCGACCAGTCCCCAGAGAATCAGCAACAGAGGGAACAGAATTCCCCACCGTGTGTAGTGACCAGACCCATCACTAGGTCTGCCCTGGTCCGACTTTCGTCGACCCGGGGAAACGCGCCGTTTCACGGCACGCCAGTAACTACAGTATCTCCTAAGCCAGCAGCAAGCTGCCAGAGGAGGCCTTCCGTCACGCTAATCAAAGCGCGAAGGTTGGCAGGATCCTGCAGGTCAGAACCCGCAGGTTGCTCGAGCTCGACACGAACAAGTGCCGTAGCTGGAGCTTGATTGGTTGCATAGTTCACGCCCTTCCGGACGACGAACTTGTGCACATTCATCGAAGGACGCGCCACAATTCCTTGTGAATTCGCGATCGGCCCCGCACGCGTTACCGCGGGAGGCTGATAGAGAACAGTGAATGGGTCGGACCCTGAATGCGTCCGGACACCCACTTGCGTCCCACCAGTGCTCGTACAAGCCCACTGCTTACCGCGCCCCAAGGGGGGAACGTCGACAGTGAAGGTGTACGTCGGGCTTGTAAAGCCCGTCTGGTTACCGCCCGTGAGGGGCGAAGTAATCGTGATTGTCATGAGTCAGAGACTCCAAAGGAGGTTAAATAAATGTGACTTTCGAATGAGCAAGGGCGGCTAAATTTAGCCACTGTGTCTCAGTGCCAGGAAGCTTGAACCTAAACATAGGTACAAAGTCACCCTGATACGGAGCACGGTCCGTGCTCGAGAATTGCCACACATTCCGGCCTGGTATGAGGTACTCCGAGATTGAATATCCCGGAGCAGTTACAGGTACGAGCTTGTGACCATACAAGGTCACTTGTTGGCCAAGACGAATTGTCCTGGTCGCCCACCTGAGATTGCACTCATGGAATGAGTATGCCTCAATAATCTTACCAGCATTGGTAAAATAGTCTATCGCGAAACTCCAGGGAATTGCTTCCCAGAGGGACGGGACAAAAGATGTCCAGTCTACACCGAGGCGCCGAGGCCAATAGCCTAATGCGCTTCCTGATAAGGTTTTCACTTTCCCGTAAAAACGGACAGTACGAAAATCTTCTACTTTGCGCCGGACTTGGAGGTCTAGCCCATTGTAGCCTACGGTAATCAGCGTATCGGAAGATATGCCGATCTTTTCACCGTACCCCGTGACATAAACGTCAGGGGGGACTATTTCGCGATCGCTCGCAAGAGCAAAAGCGGCGTCGTCTATATCAGAAAGTGTAGGAGCCCATCCAAGGCTCCACTCGAGATAGGAATCCGCGAGGAATTTCTTCCTTCGCTTCCTAGGCTGGCGCATCAAGCTACCGCGTTTACCAGCAAGGTAACGCGCATAGCGAGACACGCCATCCCGGAAAGCTCTTAGCGGATTTCGAAGCATGCGGATCGTTTCGCCCAATTCGGAGGCGCTCACAAGGCCCATCATAGCCCTTTGAGCACCAACGCACTGAGCAATAAACCGCTGCTTGGCCAGGTCGTCAGCAACAAGGTACTCCGCACCACTAGGAAAACTAGTGGACGGGGCGGCATGTCGAAACAGGTCGCCTGATATCATGGTTTCATTCACGCTTAACGGACCAGAAAGCGCTGTTACCTTGCGGTACGCAACGCATTCTGATACCTCCGGTGGCTTCAGCCTAGTCCCGAAGAGGGACGTCGTAGCGCTATCTCCGCGACGGATACGGGATCGCCAACCACCCAGCTCGTAAGGACTGTACGTAACGGTATTACTACCGCCGCGTGCAATCTCACTAGTTGAGTCGGCTTGCTTAACCCCATTAGTCCAACGCTGAGAGCGCCAGGCTGAGAACCAGTTAGAGGGAGACGTGCGTGTTTTTGAACCACTCATTGTACACCTTGTTGGGGGAGATTCCCCAGGGATCGAGCCCGATCGAGCCTTGCATCAACACCCAAGAGGTACCTACTTACGTAAGCACATTCGGATGAGACCTACCTACCCCGCTGGACTCCTAGTGCTGCCGTTTTCAGCAGCACACCAGCGGTAAGGTACAAGTGAGTAAATCTCACTGCAGAGGGCCCGAAAGGGCT